ATCCCCAGCTGACTGACATCAATGTTGAACTGGCGAATGATCCCCGCCACAGCTTGCGCTTTGGCCTGTGCTGTCCCGGTGCGCAATAGAGCGGCGGTATTGAGCAGGCTCTGAATGGCGCGCTCAGGGGTGCCGCCTTCGGCCTGGATCATGCCCATGTAGGGTTGCACGATTTCAGTAATCTGCCGACCGAACCGGGCATCCGGGGCCATCTGGGCGACGCCAGCCGCCGCTTCGGTCTCGCGACGGTGTATCTCTGCCCGCACCGATTCGGGGAGTTTCGCGAACTCCGCTCGGGCGACTGGCTTCCAGGTAGACGGAGCCCGGTTCAGATCGAGCGGCGTGCCCTTGGCACTCGTAACCGGCTCGGGTGGGGGCTCGGCAGGTGGTGGATTCTTGTCTACCGGCTCGGCGTCCTTGGCAGATTCCTTCGCCTGCTTGACGAAACGGCCCTGTTCATCGCGCGCGGCCGCGGGTTCGGCGGCAGGTTCTTGCGCTTCCGGAGTTTCGGGCTCTGCTACCTCCGGTTCCGGCGCTTCCGGCTCCTCGGGAAGGGCGAATTTCTCTTGGATGGCCTTCCAATCGGCGGCCATGTCAGCATCTTCGAGTGGCATAAGGGTTGGCCTTATTTGTAGCGAAACTGTTTGCGGACGCGCTCCGGGGCTTCGGCCCACGCTCGGTGAGCCATCTTCTCGGCCAGATGATCCAACTGCCGCTCCTGAGCCTGCCGGACCTTGGCGGCTTCCTTCATCTCTTGCTCCCGCCCCTCATACGGCCGGCAGCCGGAGCGCTTTAGGTCTTCGCGTCGGGCTTTGCGTCCCTCCACCCAGCGTCCATCAATCGGGGACTCGTAGCCGGGCAGATCATTCCAGACGGTCGGAGCCAGGGACTGTTGTTTGCGGTCCCATGGAATCTCTACCAGCTCGCCTGTTTGTTTATCCCAGCGGTAACGTCTACGCATTGGCCCCCCGTTCAGCGGAATCATAACTCGCGGCAGTCTTTGCCTGGGCAACTTTCGCTGCCGCCTCCAATTGCGCTTGTGCCTGGATCTCTGCCACTTGGATCTTCGTCTGATTATTGGCATCGGCAATCAGGCGCTCGTTCTCCAACTGCATGGCGAGTTCGCGCAGTTTGATTTCGCCTTCTGCCTGCTTGAGTGCCAGTTCGTGACTTTTCGCCTGGGCGTCTTTCTGCAGCTCGATTTGCGCCTCCATCTGCGCTTTCTGAGTCTCCATTTGCAGTTCGGCCTGCCGGCTCTGCGCTTGGGCGGCCTGCTCGGCCTGCGCCACCTGCACATCCGTTTGGGCCTTGATCTGCGCAAGCTCCTTGTCTGATTGCCCTTTGACCTGAGCGACCTGCACCTCTTTCGGAGGCCCGGGAGGGGCGGGCGGCTTCATCTTGTCAAAGGCATCTTCCACCACCGTACCCATCCGAGCCCGGCGCACCGTGGCCATGATCAATTCCTTGGCGGCATCGATCGGGAGCGAGCCATTGCTGACCAAGGGGCCGACCAGCTGCAACAGCTCCCCAATGCCTTTCAACACTTCGGCCATGCCCGACATGTCGGAATTGAGCGTAGCAGCAATGGTGGAATCGGTTTCAACATCCACCTTGAACCGCCGCAGGCCATCCGAGTGCATCACTTCCGTGATTTCTTCCCAGGAAGGCAGTTGCAGGGCGGGATTCGGTGGTGGGGGTGGTTGGCCGGACTGCTGGGCGAGCGCGGCCTGGGTTTGGGTTTGGTGCTGCGCCTGCAGTTTCTGCTGCTGGGTGGGAAATTGCAGCTCGGTCATTTCCGTGAAGGTTTGGGGCGCAAACTTCTCGGCCATCACCTCAGAGGCCAGTCTCAGCAAATCCCGCGCATAGCGCTGCACTTCCTTTTGCATGCGCGACAGACGCACGGAGTAGTTGTTTTGCTTCAGCTCCTGCGCGCCACGGGTCTCATCCGGGTCCGTCGCTCCCCGGACGATATCGGAGATGCCGGTCAGCTCATCGATGATGGCCTTCTGCCGGTCCCGGGCTTCATAAAGACCCGTGAGAACGGCGGCGGCCTGTTCGATGGGAAACCAGGCAATGGCCTTCTCTAACCCCCCGCCATCGATATAGGCCTGGGCGCTTTGAACCGGGGTGAGCTCATTGTCGTCATTCGACATGAGATCGGACAGCTCGGTGAGCTTGCTGTCGTAGATGCCCCGTAGACGCATTGCCTTGACGATCTTGTTGATGCGCCCGGTGATGTCATCGAGTTCGTCCGCCTGTTGCTCATAGAGCGTGAAGGGGATGATCGGCTCGAAGGAATCGGTGTTCTCCACCATCCGCAACGGTTCGGGAATGGGGAAGAAGCCCGATAGGTCGAGTGGCGGTTCCCCTTTGGGGTTATCGGTGGGGAAGAGCAGCTGCTCGACGTTCTCCTGCAGGAAAAACACCTTGCGCCCGATGCGGTCCCAGCACTCCCAGAACTCGGCCACTTTTTCGGTTTCGTTCGCATCCTCACGGTCGCTGTTCTCATCGCGCTGGGGAACGGCGAACTTCACGCCTTTGAGGTCGCCCTTGTCGAACTTCTTCTCGGCATCCGGCCGGGTGAGCTTATGGCGGAAGAACAGGTGGGGCATTTCGTCCCACGTGCGAGCATAGCCAAAGCGAATGTCCTTCCAGGAGACGTGTTCGGGTAAGACCTGCTCGTATTCGACCTCCTCCTGCTCCTCGCCTGAATCCAGTACATCCGGGTCATCCGGCGTTTTCCTTTCATCCGGTTCCCGGCCACTGCCCTCATCCGGTTCGGTGGCTGGATCGCCAATCGTCTTGCCGACCCGCTTGAGGGAGGGGATGTAGCGGATGCGGGATACGCCACGACCCACGAGCAGGCCATCCAACACGTCATTCTTCAGCGCCTGGTCGGTGCACTCATAGTCCACCATGACCATGAGCGAGCGCTCGAGGAGCTCGGAAACGGCTTTCCCGACCGGATCGGTATCCCGAAACCGTCTGCGCACATCCGGATTGGGGCGGGAGTTGTAGACCGCAGGCCGCAGGGTCTCGGTATTCGCCCACAGAACATTGAAGCGATTCTTGCGCTTCTCCTCCCCTCGATAGCGCTTGACGACCTTGTCGGCCTTGTCGCGCCATGTTTTCTCACGACGCTCGCACAGCTGCAGCTCCTTCCACCACATGCGCTTCTCAGCTTGCTGGCGAGCGAGATCCGTCATTTCTTGGTCATGGTCGCAATGATGTCAGTGCAGGCTTCCTTGTAGTTCTGCATCGCAAATTGCTGGTATTCGAGGTTACGAACGAGAAGGTCCTGGCGCATCCCATAGCCCCAGGTGCATTCCCAATGGCAGTTATAGCCATTGGGATTGTGTTTGATATCCGTATGCGGCGCATTGCCTTCACGCCACTTGGGATCCAGGTAATAGAAGCCCATCTCACTGAAGGGCTCTTTGTGGGTCGGATCCCCGTAATACCGGGTGCTCGCCCAGTGCGGCAGGATCAGTGAGACCTGACCACCGGGTATGAGGATTCGATATAGCTCGTTGAAGAAACGGACCCGCTCCCACTTGCCGTCGAGGTTGGTGAGGTGTTCGAGAAAGTGACTGCAGTGGGCGGCCTCCACAGAGGCATCGTCCCATGGCCACGGGCCGGTACGCAGATCGAACACCTGCACTTTCTCGTTGAACGCAATGGTATCGACACCTTGGTAGCCCTCCTTTGGGTTGGGACCTGAGCCGAGATCCAGTCTCAACAGTTTCTTTTCAGCAACTACTGCGTTCATGTTCACCACATAAAATCGGCGGCGGCATCGAAATGTCCAACGCGCACCGAGCAATCAATCGCACACCGATAGCCGTACTTGCGGGCATCGCCCCAGAAGTAGAGGTCTTGCGTGCTACAACCACTTTTGGTCTGGGTCACAAACCACGGCTTCCTCAACCGCTCATCCTTGAACATCGACAGACGAAACAGGTTGAACCCCATGCCCGTCCCGCAACACTCCACCAATCCGCCATTGGGATCGGGTAGTTGAGGCCTAAAGTTTAAGACTGGGTCAGCCGGGTCTCCCCAGATCTGCGCACAGCCGCCTTCGCCCTTGGTGAAGTAGAGGCCACCGATACAGGCAAACTCCGGATGCGCTTCCATCTGCTCGAGCAGCTTGAGCAAGCCTTCAGCAGGAGGCGCGTTGTCGTGCTCGAGGGTCAGAATGTATTCCCACTGCGACAGTTCAGGATTGGCCAGGATCTGCTCAATCGTGTTGCTGTAAGCCTCGCCCACTTCCTGACCCAGTGCGAGCAGTCGCACCACGCCATTATTGGGCGGAAAAGCGAGCGACCAGTGCGACAGCGCCACTTTGGCCGCGATCATATCGGCACTCGGGAGAATCACGACGATGCGTTGACGCTTCCAACTCGCGCCTTTGAGCAGTCGCGAGCGCGTCTGTATCAAATCTTTGTTGTGCTGGCCGGCGCCATCGAACTGGACCAGTTGCGGCTTCATGCGGTCACCCAGGCAATGGAAGCTCCCGTAGCAATCGTAGCTTCGTTGAAGAGCAGGATGAATGCTGCGGTATTTGCTCCACTGGTTGCCACGCTCCAACTGCCCGTCAGAGCTGACAAGGCGGTATAGCGTTGGAACCCTGCCGAGAAGAAATCATTGGTGCCGAAACTGGACCCCGAGCCACCGGAAATAGCAGAGAATCCCCCACCGGATACCGTGCCTTCGTTGTGGGAATCATTGTAGAGCCAGATAATGGCGCCGCCCGGTTGGGTGCTGGGAGTCGCACTGTTGGTCGAACGGGTCGTGCCGGTCGTCTGCACATTGATTGCGGCATCCGAGGCAAACCCACTGCCACCGCTGATACCGAATGCCCACAGTTCAATAAACGCGGTCGCTGAGCCTCCGTTGGGCACCATGGTAATGGTGGCGGTTCCAGATCCAGAGGAATCTTTGGTGTGGCTGGAGCCCTGCGCGCCCCCCACGACACCGGTACGGCGTTGGGTGTAGTTACCTGCGTTGATGTTATCGCTTACCACAAAAGTGGTACCACTGGGACCAGCGGCATAGCAGGCGATCGAATCACCGGCCCCCACGGCGCCACTCACCTGCAACTGAGTGACCGCAGAGTTGGATGAGGTCGTGCCGATGAGATAGGCCGCAATGCTCATAGCGTCGTCAATTTGAAGTTGTTGAAATACACCAGCATGTTGGTATCGGTACCGGGCTGAAATCCGGATTTGTAGAATCCGGTGCACTGATAGGTCATGGTTACGACGCCTGTGTTAGTAGCAAGCGTCAGACCGGGTCCATTCACCGTATAGGTACCCGAACCGTTGGCGTCCGTGATACTGATGACGCCATTGGTATAGGTGCCCGCTGGTACACCGGGCCCCGTGATGTAAGCCGAATTATCAACGAAGTTGGGTGCCGTGACTGTCGCAGTGAGTGTTCCGGTTCCAGTACCCGTGCCGACGATACTACCAGTAAAGGTCGTGATGCCCTTGGTGAGTTCGGTAATCGCAATTCGGGCTGTCACCCAGTTGTTGACTGATGGCGTGCAATAGTTCCACAGGTTGTGCGTGGTCCAGCTGAATGCATCCCCGGGCGGAATGCGGGTGGTGATGCCGAAATTGAGTGGATTCGTCAGATACTGGGTATCGGTAACCTTGACATCGATCTGCCAGTAGTTGAATCCGCCAATCTCGAGGTCGTTCGGAAAGCTGTTGGCTCCTTGGCACAAGGGAGGCGTGAGATAGGGCAGCCAGCCGCCGCCTGCACTGGAGAATTGCACCTTGATGTCATGGGGACCGGGAGACGGTGAGCCGGCGGTATCGGTCGCGGTGACAGTCGAACTCCCGTAACCGTTACCGATGCTGCCCGTATTGGTCTCACCCGCATAGATGATGCAGTCCGGATACACCATAGCGCTTTCGGTCGAACTGCCGTCATAGGCCGTCAGCGCGTACTGATACACCGTGGGAGGCCCGGACAGATCCACGATGTTGTTATTCGTACAGGTTGTATCGGTATATGCGCAGTTTGTTCCCGATAGGAACGTGATCGCCTGCAATCCCTGGGTATTACCACTCAGAGTGGTGAAATTAGAAGCGGCGGTGGCGGAAGAAATCGTCGCAAGCAGGCTGAATGAGTTGTTCGAAAACGAACTCGTGCGTGTACGGCGATAGATGCGATAGAACGGGGCTCCCGAACTGATCCAGGAGAAGGCATTGGAAGCGCTGATGGGAGAGGTATTGTTGCTCGTACCTCCCTGTTGAGCCAATACGAAACTCGTCGGAGCGGTCAGTGATCCGCCCCCATCGGACAGGATGCCGCCACCGCCCAGAAAGATCCTGCCGCCGGCACCGATCAGGCTCATGCAGTCACGTTGTAGAGGTTGATGCCGGGAATGAGGTTCGCGGACACCCCGGTGATGTGCGAGAACGCCACGGAAGCGGGCATATTGGCACTCGTGGTGCTCCAGATACCTCCACCCAGGATGATCTGGTTACTGGCATTGGAGGCCGATCCAAACCCACCCGAAAGGGTGAGGGCACCTTGGCTCTGCACCATGTTCGAGAGCGTGAACCAGTTCGCATTCGCACTCGCGGTGCTACTCCACATGCCGATCCAGTAGTTGCCCGGGGTCATGGAGGCATTTAAGGGCATCGTCAGATAGCGGATACCGTGCAGACTCGCGGTGGAGTTGTTCGAGGTATTGGTGAACGCATAGCTCTGAGAGCCGGAAGACGCGAGCGAGAGCGTCGAGCCGTTGCGGGTATAGATCGCCGCCTGGAGTGAGATCGTACCGGCGTAGCTCGAATTGGAGCTCGTGGACGAACCGGTGACCGAGACGTATTGCCGCAATGCACTCGCGGAGAGGTTGGCATCGAGTACCACGGGCTGGAACACGACGCTGCCGATGCCGAAGGAATTGAGACCGGCGCTGCCTGCAATAAACCCATTGTCCCAATATGACAGGGTTCCATAGTTCGGCGCACCGATGCTGATGGTGCTGCCATTGGTGGAGATGGAAATGCCACCTGTGGCACTCAGGCTGCTGGTGGCGGGTCCGAGGATACTGATGGTGGCAGCCGAGCCAGCAGCTCCTGTACTTTGACTGAGGCTGATTGGACCCGAGCCAACAAAGACAACATTTCCGGTAGAGACGGTGCCAGTACTGCCGGCCGTGTTTCCAAGATTTGAAACACCCGCATTAACCCCGCCTCCGCCTCCACCAGCCGCTGAAGCGGTGATGGTGCTTCCATTGAGACCAAAACTGACCCCGTTAGAGTTGCTGAAGACGAGACTGCCGAGTGATGCACTGGTGGTACCTGCTGATACGGAGAGGTTGGCGAAATTGGTGGTTCCGGGGGCTGAGATGACGAGCGTATTGCCATTCATGCCCACCGACACCACACCTGAGCCGCTCACATTGAAGGCGGAGAGGGCAACCGTATTGGAGCTCGACTGCGCAGTGGTATTACCGATGGCCGCGATCGTGGCGGACGCACCAGCTCCCGAAGCACTGGCGGTGATCGTCGAACCGTTCAGGCCGAAGGTGATGCCGTTGCTGTTGCTGAATACGAGGGAGGCGAGGTTATTGGACGTGGTGCCTGCGCTGAAATTGACCGATCCGCCACCCCCGCCGGCACCTCCACTCAACGCCAGGTTCAGCCCATTGCTGTTCAGCGTCATGGACGCGCTGATATTGGTGCCGGCGAAGGTCGTGCCCTGGCCGGCGGCACTGGTGCTGTTGTAACTGCCGATCAGTGAGCCGTTGCTATTGCTGAACGTGAGACCGTTGCTGTTGGCGAAATTGAGTGTCGAGAAGGTGGATGAGCCACCCGAGGCGCTGAAGGCCTGAGCACTTTGACTGTAACTGCCGGTGACCGTGCTGCCATTGGTGCCGAACGCGAGACCATTGCTGGCCGAGAGCACGAACTGCGTCTGGGTAGGGACGGTATAGCTGGCGGTAATCGCTCCACCGGCAGAGGAACCGAAACTCATGCCGTTGGCATTGCTGAAGATCGCCGTGCCGGACGTATATGTCGTATTGCTGACCTGCAGGGCCGCAATGCCCGCCGCTGCACCGGGGGTGACCGTAGCCGTCAGGTTGCCATTGGTATCCAGTCCAAAGGAGACGCCATTGGCGTTACTGAAATTCAGCGTCCCGGTGCTCTGGCTGTTCGTGCCGGCACTGATGGCAACGCCCCCGCCTCCTCCGGCACCTGAGACCAGCAGGTTGCCGTTGGTATCGAACTGAAGACCGTTTTGCCAGGTCATCCCGGGATCACCACCCGACCATTGGCATCCAGCTTCATGCCACTCTGGTAGGTATAGGGAGCCACCGATTGGGACTGGGGAACCATCGGCACGAGGCCTTGGTTATTCACCGGAAACAGCGCTTGGCTCATGAGGCCTCTTGACGCTTGCGCGCCTGACGTTGGATCAGCTCATTGATCGACAGATCAGTGGGCCAGCGTCGAGGTTGGCTCGGTGGCTTGTCCCGAATGACCGGGCGGGACATGCACCCGTAGCGCAAGGCATCGGGGGCGTGATCTTCGCCGGTCGTGTCTACATCTTCTGCTTTGTTGGGGTCGTGTTGCAAGGCCGGCAGCGTGCGAATGAGATGCGTGCAGGTGGAAAAGATCACCAATCCGTTGTCATCGCCCTTCACCGTGTTCTTCAGGCGCTGTCGGACTTCGTCCCAGCCGCCCATGGCACCCAGTTTGGCCACGCGGGCGTTATCAGCCCGACGCCAATTGAGATCCATGCGTTCAGCAATGCTAGGACCGCCATCACGAGCAAAAGCTGCCGGGTCGATAACTTCATCGCTCATCTTCTCCACGATCGGTTCACCGTCATGGATATAGGACTCGCGAGCTTTGATTCCGGCGCCGACTTCTTGGGCCGTCATGTGACAGCCCTCATTGGCTTTGCCATTCCAGCCGTACCACTCGCGGTAGATCACGAGTGTTCCACGAGGGATTACGCGACCTTGTGGTGCCCCAGATGACAGTCGCGGCAGAGCCAGATAACGCTTAATGGCTGGTCGTAATCGGGATGGTGCATCTCCGCCTTGGTCTCCCCACAGATCTCGCACGGCCTTCGCTGGATTTTCCCGCGATCTCGATAGACGTGCGCATAGGAACGACAGTTGGCTTTTTTCCTCTGTGTAGGGCTCAAAGGATGGCTCTTTCGCCAATTCCTCATATAAGCCGCGTGGCAAGTCCGGCATTTCCGCTGCCCATCGCGGGCCGGCTCCCCGCAAGGGCAAGTCGAAAGCGTGAGGCGCATGGTGTTCCTCTGTTGATGTGGAACCAGATTCTACACCATCCGCGACGGCAGCCCAGAGGATGCAGAAAGGCCGGGCGGAACCCCAATCCCCCATGCGGATACGGGCCCAGTGCTGCGGTATGGCAAAGGGCGCATACACGTGCTTTGCAATGCTGAACTCGGGGAAGAATGCCCCGGCAATGACGTTCCAGTCTCCTTCGAGCCAGGCGCGCACGAGTTCGACGCTGCCGACGAGATAGAGGCGTGAGACATAGCCGGGGTCCTTTGCTAGGAGGATGCGGTTCTCAGT